CGATGTTCAAACCAGATTCACAGATCCTAATCGCGGCACACAAATACGCAGGAGCATCAGACATCATGTCAAGGGTGCGTTACGCATACGAGATGTTACCAAGTTGGATCAAGGCCGGTGTCACACAGTACAACAGGAACAGCATAGAATTTGACAACGGTTCAAAGATCATGGCAACAACAACCACAGAAAACACAGGACGGGGGATGTCCTTGACAATGATATATTGTGATGAGTTCGCATTCGTGCAACCACCAGAAAAGGCCAAAGAATTCTGGACATCACTGTCTCCAACATTGAGTACAGGTGGTAAGTGCATGATCACTTCTACACCGAACAGTGACGAAGATCAGTTCGCCATGATCTGGAAGGAAGCAAACAAAAGATTTGACGAGTACGGCAATGACAAAGTAATAGGTACAAACGGTTTCTATGCAATGAAGGCACATTGGTCAGAACATCCTGATAGGAATGAAGAATGGGCAGATGCGGAACGTGCCAGGATAGGCGAAGAGAGATTCCGGAGGGAACACGAATGTGAATTCTTGATCTTTGACGAGACACTGATATCAAGTATAGTCTTAGCAGACATGGAAGGAACTGCGCCTGTCGAAACCACAGGACAGGTTCGTTGGTTCAAGCGTCCCACACCAGGACACACTTACATGGTATCACTAGATCCCAGCATGGGGACAGGTGGTGACTATGCCGCGATACAGGTGTTTGAACTTCCCACATTTGAACAAGTGGGAGAATGGCATCATAACCAGACCCCAATGAATCAACAGGTGAGGATACTGCAAGGCATCAACAAACACCTACATGACACAATCATCGAACAAGACGCAACAGCATCACCACAGATATTCTACAGCATGGAGAACAACTCAATAGGTGAAGCCGCTCTCATGCGTGTAATGGACATAGGTGAGGAAAACATAATGGGTATGTTCTTGTCTGAACCCATCAGGAAAGGGCACAGGCGTAAGTTCAGGAGAGGATTCAACACTACGGCCAAACACAAGATAGATGCCTGCACTAAATTCAAAGAACTTGTTGAGAATGACAAGATGAAGATCAACTCCCAACTGCTCATATCCGAGTTGAAGGACTTTGTTGCTTCAGGATTGAGTTATAAGGCCAAACCAGGACAACATGATGACCTTGTGAGTGCCTGTTTGTTGATGACACGTATGATGAAAGTGTTGGCTGATTTTGACCCTAAAATATTCGAAAAATGGACAGATCGTACAAGTGAGATAACTCCAATGCCCATATTCGGATCATTCACAGGATAATAAATACACTATATGAACCCAAAAAACTCGCAAGATTTATTCAACAAGATCAGATCACAGTTCTCAAACATCAGACTAGGTGACGAGAACGGTGCCGCTACAGCCAATCCGGCAGATGCTGTGTTCTTTGAGTTTGAATTCAGAGAAGACGCAGACACATTTGGTGCAGTAAGCATCAGTCTAGCAGATGGCGAAAACATGAAAGTTTACTACAACAGGGATCTTGTGAACAAAATTGACGAGGACAGCAGGGATGAATGGTATGCGTTCCTCAAGGAGTTGAAGGACTTCGCTGTAGAACATCAATTGAGGTTCGACGTGCGAGATATCACTAAAAACAACCTAACGAAGCAGGATTATGAAAATCTTGCAGATACGAACAAAACGGTAAATACTGATGAAATGTCAGAAGAACTAGCGAGAATCACGAAATTAGCGGGTGTTGAAAAGGCACCAGTTGCAGAAGGCCTAACAGGCACTTCTAAGAGTTCTTTCGAGAATCTAAACAAAACAAAATTGATAATAAGACACAAAGGCAAAGTTGACGAGACTGTGCCGGGTGCGAGATCAAGACAGATACAATCACTGTACATCGAAAATGAAGAAGGTGAGAGATTCAAGTATCCAATGACACACCTAGCAGGTGCGAGGGCAATGATGAGACACGTTGCCAACGGTGGAAGACCACATGACGAGTTCGGACAACACATCATCCAAACTTCAGAAGACATCGCAAAATTAAATTCATTCCAAAGATATGTTTCTAACAAAGATCAATTGAATGACAACGCAGGCGACATAATCGAAAACACAAAATTGCAATTAGAAAACCTAAGAGAGTACATGAGAAATCTAAGCAAACAAGGTCACTATGAATCAAGTTGCAAGAGTTACAAGAAAGCAGAAGATCAAGTTTTAGATGATGAGACTGTGAACAAATTAAGAGAGAAATTTACACAAACAAATTTAGACAGCAGAGTTGAAGATGCTTTCCCACTTATCAGCAGAGTAATGGCTGAACTAGAAAATACACAGAAGGAAGAGCCAATCAATGAACTTGAGCCAGATGCTGAACCAATTGACGCACCTGTGCAACCACCTGTGGATCACGGTGCAGTAGTACAAAGTTTCTTGAACGATCCTGATAGTAAATTGGTATTGAGAAAAGATGACACAGCAGACAAGATGTTGAAAACAACAAAATTCACGAACAAGAACACAATGTTAAGTTCTATTTTATCAGACATCGCATCAAGACTTCTAACAAAATCAGGTGAGGAAGACAGAGTGGCTAACTTCGCTTCAAGAGTTGCAGATGAGATGGAACAAGAAAATTCAGCAACATTCAAACCAACACCTGACTACATTAAAAACAAAAAGATCGCTGTACAGTTAGCGAAGAGATACATCGATGACTATAAAAAAATGCAATCTGATCCAGACTACGGTAAAGAAGTGAGAATGGATCCAGGAGCGTTCGCACCAAAGAAAGATCTAAAAGGTAAAGCGAAAGAAACAGAAGCGTTTGAAAGTTGGGTAGATTCAATGATAGACGAAGGTGGCATCAAACCTTACGTGTCAATGAGTAGGAGTGAAGCAACAGGCAAGATGACATACAACGTACTAGACAGAAATGAGAAAACAATCTTCTCAAGTATAGACCAGGAAGAGGCACAAGATTTCTTGAGGCAGAACTTTGACAAATTAAGAGCAGGTGAAATGGAAGTGGCGGAATATGCCAAAGAACCAAAAGATCCAGAAGACAGAGATGCAAAATTAAAAGCATTACAGGACATACAGATGGATCCTAACACAGCGAAAGATCCTGAGATGATGAAAGCAATGATCCAGCGTAAAAAAGAATTGATGCAAAAAGATGAAGGCATGGGAGACAAGATAGCAGATATGGCACAGAGCATGAGCAAAGATGAATTCATGAGCAAAGCAGATGAACTAGGATTGAGCCAAGAAGAAGCCGCAGAACATTATGAAAAGATGCAGGGCGGTGCACACGCAGGCAAGTTTGAAGGTAACATGTTTGCACAGGCGGTACAGAAAGCCAAAGCGGCTGGTATGAAAGCAGGCGACAAGTTCAAAGTAGGCGATAAGGAATACACTTTACAGGATGCCATCGAACTAGCAGGTATGCAATTAGAAGACTTCTTCTCAGAAGAAGAGACAGCATACGACAATCAAATAGACAGAATCAAAAACCTAGCATTTTACCAATAATAGTAGTAGACATTAGATAAATATAGTTGTATATTACGTACTATATGTCTAATATACATTTAGGCAACAACAAACATAGGCACAATAAAGGAGGCTTACATTATGGCATCATTGGCTGAAATAAGAGCGAAGTTAAAATCTCAAGAAGTGAATCGCTCCACTTCCAACACAGGCGGAGACAACGCCATCTACCCACACTGGAATATCGCAGAAGGTTCTGAAGCAGTAGTTAGATTCTTACCGGACAGGGACGAGACTAACACATTCTTCTGGACAGAAAGAAACATGATCAAGTTACCATTCGCAGGTATCAAAGGTCAGACTGACTCGAGACCAGTGACAGTGCAAGTACCGTGCATGGAAATGTATGGGAAGACTTGTCCAGTACTGACAGAAGTCAGACCGTGGTTTAAAGACAAGAGCATGGAAGACATGGGCAGAAAATATTGGAAAAAGAAAAGTTACATTTTCCAAGGTTTTGTCACAACGAATCCACTAGCAGAAGACTCAACACCTGAGAATCCAATCAGAAGATTTATAATTGGACCTCAGATCTTCAACATCATCAGAGGGGCACTTATGGATCCAGAGATGGAAGAAATGCCAACTGATTACTTGAAGGGTGTGGACTTCAGGATCACCAAGACAACAAAAGGTGGTTATGCAGACTACTCAACA